CGGCCTGTCGGCAGCCAAGCTGCTGCGCGATGCGTTCCCGAAACTGGAGATCGTCACCGTGCCGGAATACGACACGGCGGGCGGCCGCCTCGTGCAGCTGTGGGCGCCGATGATCGAAGGCCAGGAGTCGGCAACGTGCGCATTTACCGAAAAGATGCGCGCGCACGCGATCGAGCGTTACTCGTCCTACTTCCGCCAGAAAAAGTCGGCCGGGACATGGGGTGCCGTGATCTTCCGTCCGCTCGCTTGCACCCAGCTCCTGGGCGTCTAGGTTTAACCACAGGCTTCGAAGCGCGCGGGACTGGACCACCCGCGCGTTTAGGAGATCGGAAGCCCCGCTTCGGTGGGGCTTTCTTTTCGACTGGCGATTGACATTCCGTTAAACAACGCCTAAGATCGAATCTCCCACTAGCGAGGCACATATGAGCATGACCGAATACATCAGAGAACGCGCCGAAGTGATCGAGCGCGAATCGCACGCAAAGCTCGACATCATTTCGGCGCTATTGCCGACCGTCGCCGCGTGCGCCGAGCGCACCGAGCGCCTGCCGCGCACTGGCGGCCTGCTCGTATTGCTGCTACGCATGCAAGCGGAACTGACCGAAGAGAAGGCTGCCGCGCTGCGCGTCATCGAATCGGCGCTAGAACTGCGCCGCAACACGAAGGACTTGCAATAGGCGATAAGTGACGAAACGATAGCTTTGCGCTAAACTCGAAGGGCGGCCAATAGTGGCTGCCCTTTATTCATTTCGGAGAATGGTCCTATGGCCCGCAAAAACGTTTCGTCGGGTGACTTCGTCACCGTCGCCTGCAAGCTCCCGCAAGGGCTCCATATCGTGCTTCCGGGCATCGAATTAAAGCTGCACGGCAGCGCTTCTCCGTATGCGCTAGGCGGCCACGGTATGACGCAGGTCAATGCGGCGCAATGGGCGGCCGTCGAAGATCATTTCGGTAAGGGTGGCGCCTTCCCTGCGCGCTGGCTCGAAACGCAAGCCGTGTTCGCAATGAACAAGCCGGAAGACGCGAACGACAAGGCCGTCGAGCGCGAGAAAGTGCGTGTGGGCTTTGAACCGATCGACCCGAAAGACCCGAGCAACGGTCTGCCGGGCGCGATGCACATTCAGCACGAAGGCGCAGCGGACCAAGGCGTTTAAGCGGGAGTCACCGACATGGCCGTCGTAACGTTCGATCCCGCCGCATTCGCGGCAACCTATCCCGAGTTCGCAAGCGTGGACCCGGCGCGCTCGACGTCCATGTTCATGATCGCTGAGCAATCGCTGCTCGACAACACGGACAATTCGCCCGTGATGGCGGCCGATTACCGCACGCAGCTTTTCTATATGCTCGTCGCGCACCTGCTGCTCATCTTCGGTGCGGCGACGCCGACTGCACCCGACAACACGCCGCCTGGCCGCATCTCCAGTGCGACCGAAGGAACCGTTTCGTCGTCGTTCGAATACAACCTGCCGGACGGCTCAAGCATGGCGGCCTGGTACGTTCAGACGAAGTACGGGGCGCTATTCTGGACCGCTACGGCGCGTTTCCGCTCAACACTGTACTTTGCGAACGGATCGAGCGGCATCGGCTTCGCGCGCGCCTACGGCGCCGTGCCGTTCAACGTGCCGGGCGGGGTCATCGCCCCATGAGCGTCACGCGCCGCGGCCTACGCAACGCCCCGCAATACGGATCGCTCGCCGTGAAGGCGGGCATTCTTGCGGGCGCGACCTACCCGGCGCGCGAGTTGACGGACGCTGCGACCGGTGAGAAGTATCAGGATGCGCGCGCCGGCATGGCCGTTGCGACGATCGCCGCCGTGCATGAGTATGGCGGGGGGAAAGTTCCACCCCGCCCCTTCATGCAGACGACCGTTGCGCGCGAGAAAGCGAACTGGATCGACGCCGTCGTGAAGATGTTCAAAAGCGGCATGGGTGAGCGTGAAGTGCTCGACACGATTGGGCAGGTCATGAAGGAAGACATTCAGACGACAATCAACGATTGGCCGGCAGACGTGTCAGACGCCTGGGCGGCGAAGAAAGGCAGCCGCAAGGGGCTGATATTCACGTCCGAAATGCTCAATTCCGTTTCGCACGCGGTCGTTGAGGAAGGCAAGTAATGGCGATCAACTTCAATATGCATGCCACGGTTCGCGGCGCGATCGAGACGATCAATAGCGACACGGACGGCACGGTCTACGTGTCGACCGGGCGCACGAACGTTCGCGGCATTCTGACGCCGACGTATGCGCCCGTCACGGCACGCCTGCAGGTCCAGGCGAGTTCGCACTCAGGGCTGCAGCAGGAGCGCGGCCTCGAATACAACAACTCGTTCTATAACATCTGGGCATACGGCAATTTCTCTGATCTCGACCGTCCGACTGAGACGGGCGGCGCGGTATGCAACTTCAACGGCCAATGGTGGTATATCGACCAGGTTATGGAATTCTGGCCGAGCTGGTGCTCGTTTAGCGTCGTTCAGCAGTTGAACGCCGTCGATATCGCCGCGCTGCTCGCGCAATTGAAGAATGGAGCGAACCCGACATGATCGCCGCCGTGCTCACGCCGACCGAAGATCAGCTATTCGACGCCGTTTGGGGCTTCATCGACGCCGTATTCGGTGCGACGATCTCCGACAACATCTTCAAAGGCTATCAGAACATGACGTCGACGCCTCCTGGCGTCTCGTATGTCGTGATATCGCCCGGCATTGCCGAGCGGTTTAACCAACTCGTGCGCACGTATGACTCGACCGCGCTTGTCGTCAACAATCTGCGCAGCACGGATTACGCGTATCAGGTCGATTGCTACGGCCCGTCCGGGCCCGACTATGCAAACACGATCGCTATTGCGTGGCGCACCATGTGGGCGTGCGATTACTTCGCCGGGCTGCTCGCGGATCCGACGCCGGGCGCGCCGTTGCCCGCTACGCCGTTGTACGCCGACGAGCCGCAGCAACTGAACATCGTGAACGGCGAAATGCAATACGAGCAACGCTTCATGTGCAAATTGCACCTGCAGGCGAATCAGGTCGTTGCGCTGCCGCAAGACTTCTTTACGACGCCACTGGAAGTCGTCATTGAGTCGCCCGCAGACTTCGGACCTATAGCATAGTTTCCCGCGATTTACTATGGTGATAGAATCGTCGCGTCAATAGTGCTTTTCAATCGCGCCGCTTCGGCGCTTCGCGCTAATAAGGAGCCGCGAGTATGACAACTATCCCGATCTCTCAGATTGTCGAGGTCGTACCGGGCGTGATCGGCGCCGGCGGTGCGGCGTCGAAGCTCGTTGGCGTCGTACTGACGCAGAACGGAAATGTGCCGCCCGGACAGCCGCAGACGTTTTTTACGGCCGCCGATGCTGCCGAGTGGTTCGGCCCCGGCGTGAACGAAACCATCGCCGCGCAGAACTATTTCCCTGGCATCGTGAATGGCGGGCAACTCCCGTATTCGCTCACCTATGCGCGCTACGCCGCGACCGCGACCGGCGCGGGTTCGTATGGCGCCAGTCTGGACGGGCTCACGCTTGCCGAGTTGCAGGCGCTCACCGGCACGCTGATTGTGACTACCGCCGCGCTGCACACGTCGAGCACGATCAACCTGTCGACCGCGACGAGCTTTGCGAATGCCGCATCGCTCATGACGGCGGGCTTCACGTCGCCGGACTTCACGATCGTCTACGACGTGCCGACGAACCGTTTCCTGCTGCTCACGACCGCAACCGGCCCGACCGCAACGTCGACCGACGTGTCGGGCACACTCGCCGCTGGCGTCGGTCTGTCGCAAGCATCGGGCGCGTATATCCAGACCGCGGGCGTCGCCGCTGACACGCCGGCGACCGCGATGGACCGCCTCGTCACGCAAACGACGAATTGGGGCACCTTTACGACCGCGTGGGCGGCCGTGATAGCCGATCGCCTCGCGTTCGCACAGTGGAACAGTGGCCAGAGCTATTCGTACCTGTATTTCGGGTGGGATACGGACCCCGCAAGCCTGGTGCTGAACAACGCAGCGTCGTTCGGCGCACAGGTGCTCGCCGCGCCGTATCAGGGCACGACGCCGGTCTATGGCGGTATCGACACAGCAGCGGCCTATCAGGGTTATGCAGCGTCGATTAACTTCAATATCACGAACGGCCGCACGACCCTGGCTTTCCGTCAGTTCAATGCGGGTACGGCCGCGACCGTGTCGACGCTGTCGGCGGCAAACGCGCTGCTGTCGAACGGCTATACGTACATCGGCGCCTACGCGAATGCGGCGAACAACTACACGATCGCCTACAACGGCAAGACGTCGGGTGCGTTCCTCTGGACTGATACGTACCTGGATCAGATCTACCTGAACCGGGAACTGCAGCGCGCGTTTTTCGAAGCGCTGCTTGCGTACAACTCGATCCCGTACAATTCGGACGGCTATACGGAACTGTATCAGGCGGGTATTGACGTCATTACCGCAGCGGTCACGAGTGGCATTATCCGCGCGGGCGTGACGCTGTCGAACAGCCAGGCGCAGCAGATCAACACGCAAGCCGGCCGCTCGATCAGCGACGTCGTGCAAACGCGCGGCTGGTATCTGCTCATCGGTGATCCGGCGAACGTCGCACAGGCGCGCGCGAACCGCACGAGCCCCGCAGCGTCGCTCTGGTACACCGACGGCGGCTCGATCCAGCAACTCAACGTCAACAGCATCGCTGTCATCTAACGATGAAAAAAGCCCGCTTCGGCGGGCTTTTTTATTCGGGCAGCTTGTTCGCTTTCTTACGGTTCTCCGTAGCAGTTATGACTCGCAGGTTGGTCTC